CTTGGCGTGAATTTCTGCAAAACCTTCGATCCAGTCATCACGAGTGATGTATTTAGCGTAAGGTTCTTCCTGACCTGGCACATACATAGGAATGGCAATATCTTGCAAATCCTCAGGAATTGCTGAAATCTCCACAACATTAGGAATAACCGATCCCATCACCTTTTCTTTTACTTGGCTAGGCTTGGTGGTCGGGCTTTCAAAGTTTTCAACTTCATCGGGGCTGTAGAACCCTGTAACAGATCCAGGGAAAACTGATCTAATCCCCTCTGAAATACAACGGCTTCGTAGCATCGCTCTGGGGAACTTTTGCCATCCGCTTCCTGGTTTAACAAGACCAATCTTGGAGGCTTGCTCAATTGTCCATGTAACCGCAAGGTCACCCCCGTTGGGATGTGAAAAAACTCCTGTAACTTTGTCATCTGTGTAGTCCTTCCATTCGACTTTTCCACCTGCGTTTTGAAAGCGTGCCAGCATAGCGTCTGCCTTGAGTGCTGGTCTGCCCTGAATAATGTGAAAATCTCTTGCTGCTGTGGCAGGATGTAATCCTTCAGCCTGTGCTACTGCCATTAAAGCCAGCACAGAGTTCTTATCCTTCATGCCAAACAGTCCTGAAGCTGCAATAGCGGTAGCCATCTGCTCCATCTCTGAATATGCGACTAAATTGCTCATACAAAAATATCCTTTAATGTGATTAAAGTATCAATGACACTGCTAACAGTCATCACCCATACTGCAAGATCTAAGTTATTCATTTGACTAAGAACCTCCGAGAACCTGGCTGCTCAATAACGAACTTCTCATAAATATCGGGCATAGCCTGTTTAAAGAGTGTGGTGTCGAACTTCTTAGCGGGTTTGCTGTTACGCCAAGTTATTAGCGTGTTGCCTTGAATGTCTAATAACTCCGATTTCCCGCCCATTTCGTTGCGGATAAGGACTTCTCGTGCTTCCGCAAGATCCTCCAAATGCTTAATCTGATTCTTAAGATCTTTAAGTTCGCTAACCAGTAATTCAAACTCACGAGTTGCCACAATCGTGCCCTCATTACTGCTTGGATACATGATCTTGGTTTGCTCAACAGTTTCAGCAGGAGGTAATGTGCCAGCCCTACAAAAACCCCAAACTTCTGCCATTTTCTTAATGAGGTCATCTTTTTCAGTGTCCGTGATATTAAAGCGGAATGTGCAAAACTCTTGTCCACCAAAAAGCACAGCAAGGACAATATCAGTAACGCCATGACAAGCTGCTTCGTGAACGAGTTGTGCATAGTCAGCATCAGGAATCCGATTAGTGTCAGTATCAAATTTGCTACGAACGCCAGCATTGTAGTTTTTAGCTTCAACAAGTGTCTTACCATCACAAGAAATGAAATCAAAATGACTTCTAAACCAATCGTGTTTTGGATGAGTAATGGCGTAGTCTGCATCTTTTAACTCCATGCGTAGGCGATCACTTGCCAAGCGACCAATGGTAGGTTGCATAACATGACCCATCTGCACTGCTTCAATGTGTGATAGGTCTGGCAGGTCTTTCTTGCCTTGCTTCTCAAGAATAACATCCACCATCTTGCCGTTGGCTACCTTGCGACTGTCACCACTCCAAATGGCTGAATTGCGTATTTCAGGCGCAAAATCAGTTTGATTATTCATTTGAATTCCTTTCTTTAATCATGAAATCAGCCATTTGATAAGCAGCCTTAGCAATCACAAAATCGTCAAAATTGTTGTTGGTGCATTGACCAATCATGGCTTGCATAGCTTTGGCTGCAAAATAATCACGCAAATCCATGCCGTCATTTGTTGGGTATTGGCTATATGATTTTGGAAATGCTTTCATTCCATCATCTCCAATGTAGTAATTAGCATGGTGCGGTATGAATTTATGTGATCTTCCAATCTGCCAATATTTTCTTCATGCAATTCGTTCTGCTTCTCATAAGCACGAATTTCATCAATGAGTTGGTCAATCTCATCCTCTTGCTTGGCGATAATCTTTTTAAGGTTCTCGACCTGCTTATCTTCATTGGGCTGCTTTTTACGATTCTTTGCGTCTTTTTCAAGTTGCTTGTTAAGTTCATCAAAAGACAAGGTTGTCTTTTGGTCAGGCGTGAGCGGAAACGCCACATCTTTCTGTGCTTTCATAAATACTCCTTGTAGTTAGGTTTAGTTATCTACCGAATGGAATGGTAGAGAGGTCATCTAAATCTTCAGGTGAATACTGAGGATTCGGATAGGGTTCAAACCACTTGGCGTTGATACCACAGCCACTGGCGGTAAGATATTCACGCTCTATGCGGGCGTAAAAGTATTTGGGTTCTCCCGTAACGGGATCGGGGCGTCTTGTGTTTAAGCAGTAGCCCGTGCTTTGCTGGTAATGCAAACAGTCTTTACAGAGTTGCATGATTATTCTCCAATTAAATAGTTAGGTCTTTACTACAATTACAACATTACAGCATTATTTTGATTAGTGCAATAGTTTTTATTTTTTGTTGCATATTTGCACCATTACAAAAAGTATGATTTAATTCGGGTGTCGGTGTGAAGCCCGAATGTTAGAAACCCTTAACGGGTGTTTTGTAGGTTTAATAAAGTGTCGCAAGCCCATTTTCTTAAACCGCTTCACTACAGAACATCCTTTAAGGGTTTTTCTTTTGGGGCTTTACTGGCGTAACGGGGGCATTACCCACCCCTTCTAAACATTGTGACGATGGATAGAGATAAACAAGCTGGCTAGTATCTGGAGGACCTTTACAGGGCTGCCCCTCTTTAGTTAAGCAGCAAGATAAACGATAGTCACTCTCATTTTTGAGATCTCCCGCTTTTTTAGCGGGTTAGGTGCTTAGCAGTGCGAGGTTTAACCCTTTACCTAATATATAGGAATAAAACGGTTTAAAACGGTTTATAGGCGTAAAAAAGGGTAGCGATTAGGCTACCCCTTATTGATAGTTAGAAAACGCTCTATAGCGCCATTAAAAGATAAATTAACGGTATTACAGCAATACAGCACGCTATCAATATGATCTTATCTATTACGGTATCGTGGTAATCCATCAGTAGATCCTCCCAGGTTTAACGGTTGACTGCCAGGCATGAAAAGACAAGGGAATAATCCCTTGCTTAGCAGCCCAGTAACAATATGCGCTGTATTTATCCCTGGCGCTCATAAGCAATACCTAGGATTTACGCCAGCTTGCTTTTTAAATTCATTCCAGCGTGCATTAGCCCTAAAATTAGCGATACGGTAAACCTTGCGCCAATCTTTTATATTCTCATCAGCGCAAAAATCACAGATTGCTAACATCTCATCACCGCAAAAATCCCTGGTATTGAGAATTAGCTCTACAGCGTTATTGATTTGATTTTCTGAAATAAACATAAATTCCTCCAGTAGTTAGGTATTGATTAGCAAGTGCTAATCCTGCAAGGCACTACCTAAGCAATGCCCTGCAAGTTAGTACTAGGCAGCTGCCTGGTTTGTTATGGCATCAAGTGAATTGATGTAATCGGCTGCCTTTTGAGCCAGTGCAGCAGCGTTAAAAATTGCCTTGTTATCAGCTTTGAGGCACTTTAGCCATGATCCGATGTAATCAGCGTGGCGTAGATCACCTTCAATTCTGTAATCCTGGCATAAAAAGGCTGCACCTAATTCCGCTACCAATTCCTCAAAACTATAGGCTGCATCAGCAAACCGTTTTCCCTTAGTACGATCTAAGCGTGTTGATGATCCGCTCCAGTGGATTAGCTCATGCAATGCTGTGGCGTAATAATCGCTCTCACTCTTAAAATCAGCCTTGTTAGGTAAATAGATGCTATCTTCATCCCTTCTGTAAAAGGCTGAATTAGATCCATGCTTGATATTAGCGCCAGTCTTTAGCATACGATCCTCCAGGGTAGGTACTGGATTGAATGGTTTTTCTTCAGTCTTTTCTTGCTTAACTTCAAACCCTTCCACCTGGTTTACATTAAAGACGAAATACGATTTTAGGCAGTGATAGGTAGCTACTTCAGGGCTACCGTTTTCAGGATTGATTACATCTTTCTTAATAGGTGAGTAAAAAACAATCATTGTGCCCTTTTCACCTTTTTTGACTGATGCACCTAATTCCTGCCATTGCTTGAATGATGCCCAGTAAGGCATAGAATAACCGCTCATGCCTAGAATTAAGCGGTTGATGCCCTGATACGGTTTTTTCGTAACAATGTTTTGATCTTCATTATTTGAATGACTTGTCCAGGGTTTAATCCAGGGCGCTGCACCGTTTTCTAATTCACTGATGATGCGATCTGTTACTTGCTGATAGATTTTGTTTTCCATTTTGACTACTCCCGTTAGGTTAAGAGTTAACATAGCCATATAGCTATGTAATGATTATAACTATACTAATCATATATAAGTAAACAATAAATTAAACAATTTTTTCTATTGTTGTTTTTAAATCAATAGTTTGATACTATCGCTATAGCTATAATTCTATAGTCTATAGATCTATAGTCTATTTTCTAGAATGTATAGGATCTATATATCTATAGTTTGTCATATAGGTTAGTAAATATATGTATAGCTATAGCATGAGGGTAATTGAATGGTCTATTGTTTAACTA